TTGACAGGCTTAACAATAAAATTACTGATTTTCAGTTTCAAAAATTAGATGAGTGCCTTAAGAGATTTGACATTACCACAGTACAAAGAGTTCGACATTTTTTAAGCCAAATAGCCCATGAATCAGCAGGATTACGGTACATGGTAGAAATCCACGACGGCTCAAATTATGAAGGACGAAAAGACTTAGGGAATACCAGACCTGGTGACGGCAAAAAGTTCAGAGGTGTAGATGCTATTCAAATGACTGGCAAAGCCCATTATCAGGCATTTGCTAACTATATGGATGATCAGCGTGTTATGCAGGGGTGGTCGTATGTCAGCGAAAGATATTTATTTTTACCATCTGGGTTTTGGTGGATGAATAACAAAATGAATGAGTTGTGTGACCGTGGGGCAACCGTTGAACAAATTACCCGTCGTGTCAACGGTGGTACAAATGGACTAGCCGAAAGAAACCGATATTATGAAAGGGCTTTAAAGTTTATCCAAGATATTGACAATTCAAAAAGTAACCTGTAATATTTAGTTAAGACTAGAGGTCATCATGAAAAAAGAATTTCGTCCGTTAATTCTAGAGACAGTAGAAGGTTATAGAGAATTTGTTAACTGTTACGAGATTATTACAATTACTCACTGTCCCCTAGAGGATTGGTACGTAGTGGATGTGACTTCAAAAGTGGGAATTGTAATATCTAATGGTGCGGCTAAGGCTTTAATGGAAGCGTTAACTACCGATTTATTTTTTTGCAGTGACGACATTGACGAAAGAAAAGTTTTGCGGAGCGATGGAACATTTGCTAGATTCTTTTAATATTTAGATTTCTCCTTGGGTGATTTAAAACAGACCATCAACAAAATGGTCTGTTTTCTTATATCATAGAAATAGTACATGGCAGTTCTAATGGCAAAAAAGAAGAAAAAGGATGACAAATTAAGAGGCTCTCAGCGATCCCTTACTTCACCTGGTATCGTGTCAGTATCACGTCGGTACGATTTGGAGATTACGGAAAATCCTATCCGTGATCCGAGAATATCAAGAGAATTAATCGAACTTAATCAATGGTGCTATGAAGTCATCCACGCCCTTGACATGGCCGCTTCTGATACCTTTGCGTCTGATGATGGAGACGATCAGGGATGGGTAGTAGCCAAAACCCTTGATGATGAAGAAACTCCTATTAACTCAGAAGTATTTGCCATTGCAGAAGATATTAGATTAAGAAAGCAGAATTTTTCAACCTACATGATTGGTGGGGATAGACTCAAGAAAGCCCTAAGATGGGCATTAGGGAAAGGAGAATGTTTTCTAGAGTTGGGCATTGAACGAGAAGGGTTATCTGCCAACAAGTCTAAAGATTTTGGTGTAGCAAAGACTCTTTATTTACCTACCTTTGAGATGTTTAGAAAAGAAACAGATCAAGGGGAACTAATTGGTTTCGAGCAAAGAAAATATGTCTCGGAGTCTGACCCTGATTATTTTTTTGAACCCTATAAAATCTGTCATATTCGCCATGAACCTGATTTTCTTTATGGTCGCTCTCTTTGGTTAGCTTCTTTAGATGCTTGGGCTGATGTTAAACAGGCTTTTGATAATTTGATTAGGGCATCTAATGACTTAGGAGTTTCTCCGACTCTGCATATTATGCCAGGTATTTCTACCGAGCAAGAAAGAATTTATGAGCGAGAATTAGAAATCCGTAGAAAAAGCGGAATAATATCCGACCATATTCTCAGCTATCCTGGGCAAGATATTCGTAAAATGGCTAATTTTAACTCTGATTTAACAGGGCTAATTGATACTCTTTTGCAATGCCGGTACAAGCTAATTATCCCTGGATTCCCGACCTATTTCTTCCCAGGATTAGAATCAAAAGGGGGAACTAAAGAGTTATCCCGGTCGCCTGATCGTCGCTATTCTAGGATGAGATACGGATGGTGTCAGCTTCTTAGCGGTGCTATCAAACAGGTAATTGACACAGAAATCATTCTCAGAAAAGGGTTAGATTTTTATGCCGAAAATGCTAGAAATAAATATCGGATACTGTGGCCAGAATGGAGTGAATCTATTGATGGTATGTCTGGGGGAGAAGTTGAAGACACTGACTCTGATTTAACCGATGAAGAAACTAATAAACAACCTGTTAAAAAAAAATAAATATAAATCAAAATGATTAATCAAATTATTCACGGTGATTGTTTTGATGTTTTAAAAAATATTCCTGATAGTTCTATTGATTTAATCCTAACCGATCCTCCTTATGGACTTTCGCTCATGGGTAAAGATTGGGATCATGGTGTACCCGGTGTACAGTTTTGGATTGAAGCTTTACGAGTCGCTAAACCAGGAGCGCACCTATTTGCTTTTGGGGGAACTCGTACTTTTCACCGATTGGCAGTAGCGATCGAGGACGCTGGTTGGGAAATCAGAGATACCATTATGTGGGTCTATGGGTCGGGGTTTCCGAAGTCGCTTGACGTGAGCAAGGCGATTGATAAGATGGCAGGTGCGAATCGGGAGGTGGTAGGCTCAAAAGAGGTTTCCGATATGCGCGGTGACAGTTTCTTTTCATCAAATGGCCGCATATTGGTTAACATCACCGTCCCCGCAACCGAAGCCGCAAAGCAATGGCAAGGCTGGGGGACTGCTCTAAAACCAGCCTTTGAACCGATTACGGTGGCTCGTAAACCTCTCACTGGCACGGTAGCTGAAAATGTCCTACAGTGGGGAACTGGGGGGATTAATATCGATGGGTGTCGTGTGGGGTGTGAAGGTAAGCCAGTTTTCATCAATGGTGTTGAACGTGATAGAAACAGATCAAGTTACGACACTGGTGGCAGTAATCGAACGGGTAAAATAACTACACAAGGCCGCTGGCCTGCCAACTTCATCCACGATGGCAACGACGAGCTGGTGGAGTTGTTTCCTGAGACAAAAAGCGGAAAGATGAAAGAGGGACAGATACGAACCAGCAAGCCTCTCTTCGGAAGCAAGACAGACCATATCGCTGAAACATACGGTGACTCAGGCTCTGCCGCCCGCTTTTTCTATTGCGCTAAAGCCAGTAAATCCGAACGCAGTGAAGGTAATACTCATCCTACGGTAAAACCACTAGCATTAATGAAATATCTCATAACTCTAGGATTACCTCCGGGTGGGATAGTCCTCGACCCTTTTTGTGGTTCTGGCACTACTGCTTTAGCTTGCAAAGAATTAGGTAGAAATTATATCTGTATCGAGAAAGAATTAGAATATTATCAGATAGCTTGTAACAGGCTAGACCAACCTATAGAACCTATTCCAGATGAACCGATAGAAGAACCAGTAGATAATTCTCTATTACAGTTAAAACTGTTTTAAATTTGATAAAATACAGTAAAACCAAGAGATAATTATGACAAATCTAAAAGCTTATGTTGTTTCCGATTCTAATAATCATGTTCTAGTCGCCAATATGACTGAACTGGAAGTTATTGAAGTTTTAAAAGATGAAGTGTCTAAGCTAAAAGCTCAGATCGGTGAACTTAACAAAGCAGAAGCAGAAACAGAAGCGTAAGTGGATTAGGGAACTGTCAAGAGTTATTTCTTGTCAGTCAAGAGTTATTATTTAATTTAAAGAGAAAATCCATGAATAACAATAACTTTGACGCTATTATCGAAGATTTGAGTATCGAAGACTTGAGAGCCGAATACGCCGAATTAACCGACTCATACGATAGCCTGATGTTTGATTATGAAACATTAAAATTAAAGATAAAAATGTTAGAAATTAAAAACCGTAACCTAAAAGCTAAACTCAATAAATCAGAAAAAACCCAAGAATTAGTTTATGACGGATTAGGAGATAAATAACATGACAGATAAATTCAACTCAAAAGATAAAAAGTCAAGTAAACTTACCAAAAAGATGAGTAAAGAAGAATGGGAAATGCGAAAACCACTGCCGCCAGAAATATTAATTTCTTCTTTACAAGAACCAGTTCATAAAAACATTGGATGCTCTAAATTTGTTAAAGCATCGAAAAGCCCGATAAAACCATCGAGAGTAGAATTAGAATAAAGTAATCATGGCAGATAAATTCAACCCAGAAGATAAAAACCTACAGCCAATTAGTCAGTTGCTAGGGAGAGCCGAAGTAACAGCCGATGACATCCAAAAAGCTATCGATGACTGGAAAAAGAAACCTCCGGATGATGAATTTAAAAACCTATTAGAACCTGAAATAAGTTATGAGTGATTTTTCTTTTAACCCTGCAACTCGACGCTATCGAGACAACCGAACGGGGAGATTTGTCTCCACTGAAAAAGTTAGACAAATCTCCCAACAAACTATTAATGCCCGTACTCAAAAAACAGATAAACTTACCCGTGACCTTTTACAGAAAAAAATAACTACCAGCGAGTGGGAAGAAAAAATATCTTTCGAGATTAAAAACCTAACTATTCAGCTTTATCGAGTTGGTAAGCCCGATATGACCAATTCTGACTATGGCAGAATTGGTCAGATGCTTAGAACACAATACGCACGATTAAGAAAGTTTTCCCGTGATATTATTCTTGGTACTCAATCAGAGGCTCAAATAATCAACCGCTCTAAACAGTACGTTGCCAAGTCTAGGGAAGCTTTTGAGGAGGGAAGCCGGAGAGGACACGCTCTAGTCAACAAGTGGGAAAAGAGAATAATTACCAAAAAAGAATCTTGCCAGGAGTGTCTTTTTTATGAAAGTGCCGGTTGGCAGCCTATCGGAACACTCCCCCGACCGACTGAAAGATGTACTTGCCGGGCTAATTGCGGCTGTTACTTTATTTTTTCTAACTCTAGGGAACGACCTACCCAGAATATGCTTTCGTTAAACTTTGGCTGGACGAAATAAAAAACGCAGGGTATCAATCCTGCGCTGTTTCCTCAGCTATACACTTTCTATGGAGACAAATATTTTGTATTGAAATTTTATATTTATAGGTTGGGCTGGAGACGACACTATTAATATACATCAACCAACCATAAACGTCAAGTCTTTAGATAGAATTATTTATATAAGTATTTTTTATTGACATGGAACTAGAACTAACCCGCGCTGAATTAGAGATATTGCTACAGACCCGTCATCCTACCGACGAGGAGATGTCGTTAATCAATCAATTCAAACCCTACGGACTCGATCCGTGGGAATCATCGGAACTGATGCGATTTGCTTTAATTGCTTCAAATAACTTAATTCACGGTTCTGGACAGGTATGGGATAAAAATGTTTTAGAAACCATGGTAGCTAGTTACCCTGGATGCGCTTTGATGCTGGATCATGAGTGGGAAGACCAGACCAAAACTTTTGGGATGATCTATGATTCTTTTATTTATTCCTTGCCTCGTGTAAGCAAGGAAGGGATAGTGCGAATCCTTGAAAAATCTCCTAATCCAAGCGAAGATTATCGAATAATCCAAAAAGACGGCTATCATCAGGTCTTGGTCTTTGGATTTGCAGAAGCGACTCACCCGATTATTTCAGAAATTTCCTATGGCAGAAAAGCCAATGTTTCAATGGGGGGAATTTTTTATGGCGAGTCGATTTGTCCTATCTGCGATATTCCTTACAGTGATCCTAAATGTCCCCACTACCCCCCATATATGGCAGGGCTAGTAGATGAAGAAACGCTAACCCCTTACTATCGCCGTTCTGGAAAAATGGATTCTATCGAATGCAGTTTTGTTGCCAGTCGCAATTGTCGCCAAGCAAGATTAATAGATTCCCGTCCCAATACTTTTGTTTTTACCTAAAACAGAAAGTTCTGTAGTACAATTATATCTAATAGTTAGTGATCAGCAATCAGTAATGAATACCCTAAAAGAAATTAAACGGGTTACTCCCGTAGCTATTAAAGATTCAGCAGAAGGAACTGATACTCCTTCTCAAGAAGAAATCTACACCCTGACTCAAAAAGCCACTTTTCGAGGTGATTTAAAGCCTTCTGGAAGTGGTGTACCAGTTAAAAATTCCGACCCTGATCCCGCTCCCGTCCCAGTCTTTGATCCCAAAGCGATTCAAGAGATTGTCAAAAACACCGTAGCAGAAACCGTAGCTTCGGTAAAGCAAGCGATGGAATTAGACAAACAATCTGCATTAGAGTCTCAAAAACAACAATTTGAAGCTACAAAAGCCACCCTAGAAGCTTCTCTCAATTCTGCCACGGAAGCTATCCAAAAATCTAATGAAAAAATTGCTCAACTAGAAACTAAAGTCACTGAGTCAGAAAAAACGATTAATAATTTTGCTGACTTAGGAAAGCTTTACGGTAGCCAAACACCCGAAAAAATGCAGTTGCCTAACTTTAATAAAACCGTCGCTCATGATGCTGATAAAATTACAGGTGCGCTTGACGAAATCTTTGATTTGATTGAAGACATTCAGAAAAATTCTGGTGTAATCTATTCGGCTCCTGTAATGGGCGGTAATCAGACAGTAAACCTGTACGATAAAGTACAATTAGATCGCCATGTTAAAAATAACCGGCAACAGATTGTCAACTCTTTAGATGATTGGGGTCGCAAACAAGGCTGGTTCAGAGGGACTCGTTCGGCTCCTGTAATGGGCGGTCAAGTTTCAAAAAATGCCCCAACGACTGCGGCGGATTTGCCTCCGTTTTTTCTTGACACTTTGTCAGCAATTCTCCGTACAACTCAAATCCCTGGGTTTGCCTTTTGGCAGATTCCTAATTACGCATTAGACTTTACGGCTCGTAATGGAACTGTTATCCGAATTCCTCGATTAAATTACCTAACAAGTTCCCCGTCGGTAAGCGATTATCAACTATCAGGAAAGGGTGAGTATGCTGATCTGACTTCTGAATCAGATAATAATAGTGCGTCTAGCGTATCGGCAGAAATCTTTGAATATGGGCGCGGTAAAGTAGGTGCTTCTACTGCAATCCGACCTGTTTCTATCCCAACTTTCACTGAATATTTTAGTGCGATGGG